AGAAGTGTTCCACGCAGAACACAACAACCACTGGTTTATGCCCGGGAGGACTCCAGAGCAGTTGTCTAGGGCGGTCTGTGAGTTTCGTGCTGCGTTGGAGCGTATTTGCGAGACTGATTATTCGAACTTGGATGGGACGGTGCCGGCTTGGATGCAGAGATGCGTGATGAACGCCTTGTATTTGCGCTATTTCCCTAGTAGTGAAGAACTGAGGAGATTTTGCTCGATGATGATAAGCTGTCCCGCAAGGGCCAAGCTGTTTGGGTGGAAATACGATGCGGGCGTGGGAGTGAAGAGTGGCTCACCAACCACTTGTGACCTCAACACGGCTGCTTCCGCCTTTGTTGAGTATTGCGCGATACGTGAGACCTTTCCTGATCTGAGTCCCGAACAGGCATTTGCCCTGATTGGCCTCAAGTTCGGTGATGATGGTCTATCCGATTTGGCATTGAAGTCGAAGATTGACAAGGTGGCAAAACAACTGGGTCTCGTTGTTAAGATAGAGGAGTGCCATGAGGACACAGGAGTAGTGTTCCTGGCACGGGTATTCCCAAGCCCGTTAACCACTAATACATCATTCCAGGATCCCTTGCGGACCTGGCGGAAGTTGCACCTGACTATGAGGGATCCTAATGTTCCGTTGGCTGATGCAGCCCTGGACAGGCTCGAGGGTTATTTAGTGACCGATAGGCTATCGCCGATAACCGGTCCCTACGCTCGGGCCATCCGATCCTATTATATAAAACATGGATCGGCTGAGGAACAGAGGAAGACCAGGAAGTGTGCAAACCGTGAAAAGCCGTATTGGTTGACACAGGGTGGCGGCGCTTGGCCCCAGGCTGATGACGACCGAGATCTCATGACCGCGTGTGCTGCAGCACGTGTTGGGATAACAGTTGATGCAATTTCACTGTTTGAATCCAGTTTGAGCTCGGGTGGTTTCAGTCCCTGGTCCCTGCCCACGATTGAGCGTGGAGCACAGAGTGACTATCGGGAAACGCTGGATATTGATGGCGGACCCGTGGTCGATGGGGAAGTGGGCCCTCGTATCAAAGAACATGTCGAAAACATCCGCCTACGATTTGGTGGCGCTCCTTCCGGAGACGCAAGAGGCCATTTCCAAGATAGTGAGGTCGGCCGTGTTGCCAGACGCCAGCAGACAGTCTACGGTGCGCAAGGATTTGGACGCGTATCTGGATTTTCTGGTGAAACACGACCAGAAGTTGCACAGAGCAACAGACTCGCTCCTGTCGAAGCCCCTCGTGGTCGCCTTCCTGAAAGGGGAGGAGGACGAGGACGTGGAGTACGGGACCGAGGACCAACTCGCTCTCAAGAAGATAGAGGTTCTACAGGAGCAGCTCAGGCTGCTCCTCCTGGATGTTCGGACCCGGCGGTCGGTGCCCGGTCTGGTAGACGGAGTGAAGGAGGGTTTGGAGGCGGCTCTGGCCGAGGCCATGGAGGAACCGCCGCTCCGCGGGGGAGACGTTGAATAGAGGCTGCAGCCCGA